ATAGTTGTACGCCATTGTATACTCTTATTGTGAAAACGCTCTATGACGGAGCACATAAAAGAAAAGGGAAGACCCTTGTGGAGCCTTCCCTTTCTGTGTAGGTTAGCTTTTAAGCCAACTGTTCACGGTCAACGGAAGCTGGACCAACCTTGTCTGATGCGTCAACGATGACAGCAAAGACACGGATAGAACCAGCACTCAGTGTAGTGGTTTCAGTAACCAACAGCAAGTCCAATGTATCAGCAGATTGTGACACGATTGGATAACCAGCAGTAGCAGGAGTTGCGTAAGTGCCAACAGCAGTAGAGCCAGTTACAGCGAAAGCTGAAACATAAGCAGCAGCAGTGACACCAGTAACACCTAAGCTAACTGTACAGCTACCAGTGACAGCAGAAGTAACTTCATAGCCAGCAGCCAACACAATAGATTGTGCAGGAATTTGCAGAGCTTCAATTACGTCAGCAGCAGCAAGTGCGCTACCTTTTGCAGTTACAGCAGCAGCCAAGCTGATGGTGTTTTCCACCACATAAGGCATAGGACGGATGCTACGGCTAGGCTGTGTAGCTGCGCCGACAGAGTTAGAGAGAGTGGTAATAGTTGCCATTTATGTTCTCCTTAAGCGGCGTTGTATTTAGCAGTGACAATACCTTCGGGGCGCAAAATCTTACGACCATAAAGGTGCATACCACGCACGATGTCAGCAAAACTATCTGGATCACGATAGGTTTCTGTTTTGGTGATTTGCTGTGCAGTTGCAACAGCAGAATCATGACCAGCAACGATCACGCCGAAGTTGGAGTTTTGGTTAGCAGATCCAGTAGTGCTGGAACCAGTTCCAATTTTGGGAAGGTTGTTAGACACATAGACTTTGAAGCCATGCAGGTTGTTGATGACCAAGCCGTTTTGCAAGCCAGCACCACCAAAATCGCTGTTCAACAAACGACTGTCTTCGTCTTTCAACAGTTCAATGAAAACAGAATCAACCACCAACCAACGACCACTGGAGTCAACAAACTGTTGATCCAACAAACGACCCATACGAGCAATCACCATCAAAGGAGAAGCTGTAGCGGTGGGCAGAGCAGTAGCACCGGGCAAACGAGCAGCCAAAGGAATGGAGTGATCGCCAGCAGAAGCTGTGGTGATGTTACCAAAGTCACTTTTCTTCAATACCATGCTTGCCAACAGTTCGTTGGAACCTGCTTCAGACAAAGCTTTAGTACCGGGGAAAGTGGTACGAGCAGTACCGGCTTGAGTGTGCTTGGCAGACTGTTGGAAGCCAGACAAGTAACCCAATACGTCTTGGTCATACTGGTCACGCAAGCGATAAGCTGCACGATCAGATGCCATCTGCATAAAGTTTACGTGGGAATGAGCGGCTTCGATGTCGTCAATCTTGAAGGCGTAGTAGTTAGCCTGATCAACAACCAAAGTGAAGTCTTCGTCATTCAGGTCTTGTGCAGTGATTTGTGTACCACGGGCATAAGACTGAACAGAAACTTCAGGCTCTTTGATGATTTTAACAGAGTCGCCCATAGCGGCGATCTCGCCAAAATAGTCGCTATTAGTAATAGCTTCGACTGTAGATGATTTGCGGAAAGCAAGCTGAACTTGCTTGGAATAAATTACTGGACTAAAATTACCATTGGGTAAGTTGTTATAGCCAGTTGCCTTTGGAAATGCCATGATGTATCCTCCTAAGATATTGATAGGGCATATAATTAAATACGCTCACACAACTACAGAGGCTGATATTATTAGGTGTGTAGTGGAGACAACCGCCGCTATCTCTTCTACAGGCTAATAAACTTACAGGTGATTCTGACAGTTTACTTGCTTTGCGTTACATGTTACTAGTTTGCTTAAGGTGGTTATAGCAAATAACGGCTTAAGTAAACTGGCTACCGAAGTAGCCGTGTTTAAAGTTATAACATTACTTTTGTATTTGTCAACTATTATCTAGCGTTACCGCTGATATCGTATACAAATTTACCAGACTTAATGGCTTTAGAAATGGCTTCTTGGTTAGCTTCATACTGATGTGAGGTCATTTGATTAACCACAGACTCATAAACAACACCGTCTGTGTCTACATCAGCAGGGGATGATCTACTTCCTCTAGCCCCTACACTTACCTCAGCACCTTTATTAGACTCTCTAGTCTTAGTCTTTGTAATACCTTTGTCTACTTTATATAGATCAATGGCTCTAGCAGCCGCCTTTGCGTCTGTGTCATTTTCATACAAAGCCTGTTGTACCCATTTTGGTTGTTCTTCTACCCAATCATGGAAGTCATCAGTGTCCCGAATCTTATCAAAGTCTGGGTGGAAACGCAGAAGTTCACCTTCAGCTTTGTCTCTAGCTGTCTCAAGTTCTCTTTCATCTAAAGAACGTAGGCGTAGCTCAATTGATTCAGACTGCTCTTTAGCTTTCTTCATAGCAATGGATTCAACAATCTTAGCTACGTCTGGGTATTGCTCAGCCCAAGCAGAAAGCTCTTCTTCTGTTTTAGGCAATTTAATTTGATTGGTTGTGCTCTTTTGAAGTTGAGACTTCAACTCATCAATCTGTGTTTGAAGCTGTGTTTGTTGCTGCTGAGAATGTCTACGCAGATCTCCATAACGCTTCTTAAATGTTTTTTCCTCTGAAGATAAATTGGAATCGTCTTCCTCTTGTTTCTTCTCGCCTTTGTTTGCTTCTTGCAGTTCTTTAAGTTCTGCTTCTTCTTGCTCAATCTTTTCGTTATTGGCGTTACGTTTGCCAAAAGGAGAATAAGCTTTTACTTCTTGTTTCTGTTCTAAAACAACGTCAGTCATAAATACCTCTATAAGTTGGGGCTAGCTGTTGCCGCCATATGCGGGGAGATAGGTAGCCAATAATGGTGGGTGTTGTAAATATTGACCAGCCCACCTCTGGTTACAATATGTTTATTATACCATACTTTTTTTCTTAGCCATCAATCCTGTTTTAGGTTGTTCCATAGGAGCTTGTTCTGTTGTAAAGTAAGGAGCTAAGTTGTTTAACAATTCTTGATCGTTCACTGCTCCAGCAGGGGGTGGTGCTTGAAACTGTGTCTGATCTGTAGCCATACCACCCAAAGCCATTTCAGTTTCTGTGCCTTCTTCTTCTTCTGGAAGCTCAGACATAATTTGATCTACGTTCTTAGAAAACTCATCACCATGAGGTGCTTCTGGGTTTGCCACTTCGTCAGCATTGCCCATTTGTCCTTGCTCATTCATCTTCTGTAAACCACGTTTAGCTAAGTCTCTAATCTGCATTAGACGCTCTAGCCCTACATAACGTACAACATCAGCAGGAAAAACAAACTCTCCCTCGCTGAGTTTTGCACTAATGTCGTCTCTCACTTCTTCTTGCATAGCACCGGGAGGAACTTGATTACCACTCACAGGATCAACTGTGCCGCCTTCATCTGGCATGCCACCCTCAGCTAAAAATTTATTGTTGTACATTTATTTCATCCTTTAAATATTTAAGTCTGCGTAAAGCAGCAATTGCCCCTTGTGTTTGATAAATGTCTTGAACATCTTTCGACTGCTCAAGTTTTTTATGGCAACTACTTATTTCATAATCAAGAGCCTCTAAAAAAGATTCCCACTGACTGTTGTTATTAACAAATAATTTAAGTTTAGATAGGTGGGGTTTGTTGTTCATTTCCGCTAAATCCTTGTTCTCCCGGAACTGGTGCAGCACCAATACCAATGTTACCACCACCACCACCTGACATATCAGCCACCCCCGGAGGCCCTGCCACACCTTGTGGAGGCTGTCCAGCAGCAGGGGCAGGAGCACCTTGTTGCATTAACAATGCTTGGCGCATGGCTTCATCCATGTTGTTAGTCACTTTGTCTGGATCTAAGTCCATGCTCTTTGCAATTTCTCTAATGATGTAGGGAAACTTAGCAAAAGGCATAAGAGAAGGCTGGCTAGCTATCTGTAAGAATTGCATTAAACGCTGGCTTCTCACTTCATTAGCCATCAAGCTTTCAGTGCCTCTAGCATTAACTTCTAAGTCGCCTTTAATCTCAGGATCAAAATCAAATTGCATATTGAAATTGAAGAAAGCTTTTCCAATAGG